GGTGCCGGTGCCGGTGCCGGTGCCGGTGCCGGTGCCGGTGCCGGTGCCGGTGCCGGTGCCGGTGCCGGTGCCGGTGCCGGTGCCGGTGCCGGTGCCGGTGTAGATCTGGTTCCCGTTGACGGACACCGAGCCATTGGTGCCCGAACTGACGACACCGGTGTTGGCGCCCGTGCCGGTGCCCGCGGGGCCCAGCGCCGCCAGGCCCTGCTCGCGCGCCCAATTTGCCGACGTGCCAGGAGCGTAGCCTAAGGCCTGGTCGAGCTGGTCTGCTGTAACCCCATACGTCATGGCGTGTGCGTAGACGGCGTTGGGGTCGACGCCCCCGACGCCGTTGGGGTCGAACAGGTTTTTGTCTCTCGCGTACTGCCTGATGTCTTCGCTTGTCAGAGCGGTTGCCATGGTCTGTCGCCTTCGCTATCGAATCAGGCCCTTCCGCGTCGTCTGCGGGCTGAGCTGGGGGTACTCCAGGGGCTTGGGCCCCGGCGTATTGTCCTCTTGCGGAGTGGTCTGCAGCTTGGAAAAGCTGGGCGTCGTGATCCTGCCAGCCACTGCACCTTGGGGGCTCTGTGGCCCAGGCTGTGACGACAGGTTCTTCGCTGCCTCGACCGCGCGGTTGTAGGACAGGAAGTTGTTGGGGTTCTGAAAGTGCTTTTGCTGGTCGTTCGGAAGGCTTTGGAAGTCGCGGTACGCTCTCGCTTCATTGGAGCCGTAGAGATCACGCGCCTTTTGCTCCAAAGCATCCAGGTCTGCCAGGGTCCACTGACGGCTCGGGGGCCTTCCGTAACGCTGCTCCTCGGGCTTCCACAGGCCGAAGTGCTGCCGGGCCGCCGCAATGTTCTTCAGGTACCCTTCGTACTCGGCTTTCTTGGTGACACTCGGCGGGTCAGCGTAACCTTGGACTAGGCCGTTTACCCAACTGAGACGGGGGTCCCCCCGGCCCAGGTAATCAAGTGCTTCATTCAAAGCGCCGCGACGCTGCTGTTCAGTGAGCGGCATATCTCCCGACGCGCTATTCACAAACATGCCGGCGCTTTGCGTCTCCCACATCTGGTCCGTCTCGCGCCGCACCCGGTCGTAGACCTCCTGGTCGCCCGTCGCACGAGCGTCGGCAAGGGCTTGATCAATGGCGGTTCGCGTTCTCTCGTAGTCCGACTGCCTCCCCGGATCAATACTCAGGGGGTTTGTCCACTGGCCGCTTTGCAAACGCCAGCCACGGCGGTATGCATCCGCCGTGTAGTCGTCGGTAACCCAGTCCGGCGCGCCCGGCGGGCGCACCCAAGAGGAAGAAGGAGGCGCCGGGGCCTGGAGCACTGCAGCCGGGGCCTGAGGAGCGGCGGCCGGAGACTGTGGCGCGGCGGCCGGAGCCTGTGGCGCGGCGGCCGGAGCCTGGGGCGCGGCGGGGCTATCGTAGGCCGGAGCCTGTGGCGCGGCGGGGCTATCGTAGGCCGGCGCGATGTCCGAGGGCCCGCGGGTGAAGTTGTTGCGGACCGAGGGGTTCACGTAGGCCGGCGCGATGTTCGAAGGCCCGCGGGTGACGTTGTTGCGGGCCGCGGGGTTCACGTAGGCCGCGAGATGTGGAGGCCGGCGTGTTGGTAGAGGTGTCAGGCCCTGTTCGCGCACCCACGCCGCCGACGTGCCAGGAGCGTAGCCTAAGGCCTGGTCGAGCTGGTCTGCGGTAACCCCCTGCGTCTTGGCGTGTGCGTAGACGGCGTTGGGGTCGACGCCCCCGACGCCGTTGGGATCGAACAGGTTTTTGTCTCTCGCGTACTGCCTGATGATTGCGCTGGAGTAGTTGGGCCTGGCACGCGCGAAGGACTGCTCGTAGGTCGCCATGTACACCTCCTAGAAGTGCAGCCGCCGAAGTACGCGGTTCTCGTTCGGCGTCACGGGATCGTTCAGAACCGCAGCCTTCTCGTCCGCGGTCACCCCTTGGATGTTGGCGGCGATGAGCATGTCGACGGCGGTCTCGGTTACCTGGCGCTTCAGGTCGACCCACGGCAGCATGCTCAGGTACTTCACGACGGCCACCACGTTGGGGTCGGTGGAGGCAAGGATCCTCCACATCGCTGCGTTGCCGAAGCGTGCGAGGAACGCCGGCACGTCGATCAGGTCCTTGTAGGGAATCGGCGGCGGCGGGGGCGCGCTGTCGGCCGTGCCCTCCTGCACGGTCATCTTCTTCGCGGGGTCGAGCACACGGTAGCCCACGGTCTCCCAGCACCGCGTGCTCTCGTTGTAGATTGGCTCGGTGGCGAACTCGACGACTCGGCCGGGGGCTTGGATAAGGATCCAGGGCATGTTCAGACTCCGTTGAGGGTGGCGGTCTTCCCGAAGATGGTGCCGCGGTTTCCGCGGATCGGCGTGGCGGTGCTGTGGTCGAAGACCGTGGGCGCACCCCAGTTGTCTCGCAAGGTGAACATGCCGGCCGTCCGCACCGCGACGGTCTCGCCGGGTGCGGCAGCGCGATCGGCGACGCCCAGGATGACAGCAGGCGAGGTGTACCGGATAAAGCGCACGTCCGAGTCCGTTGCGTTGGCATAGGTGATCCAGAAGTCCCCGTTGTTGAGGGCCCTGCACTCCACCGCGGAAACCGACTTCGCTTCGACGGTGCCAAGGGAGCCTTGCAATACGCCGGTCGCGGAGTACCTGGCGTAGCGGAGGTTGGTGGTGCTGTTGTTGTAGGCGACAACGAACTCGCCTCCGGGCAGCGCGCCCACGCTGCCGGCCGTGTTGTTCACCGTTTCGACCGTCGTTGCGCTGATTCCTGCGCTGCCGGTCGCGGTCTTGGTGATGTACTTGACGCTGGTGCCGCTCGGCCCGTAGAGGAAGACGACGCCTCCGGTCGACAGTCCGGCGGCGGCGATCCACGTTGTCGTGACTGCTTCCAGGGTTGCGGGCGCGGCGACCTGCGTACCGGCGCCGTCGAAGACCGCGAACCGCGGTGCGCTGGCACTGTTCATGTAGCCGATGGCGAAGCCCCCGTTGCGCAGGGCTGCCAGAGCACCACGCGCCGCCACCGTCGCCTCCACGGTCGTCAGCGAGCCTTGAAGCACGCCTGCGGCCGAGTACCGGCCAAAACGCACCACGGCGTCGTAGAGGCTCTCCCAAGCCAGGACGAACTCCCCGTTGGGGAGCGCACTGGCGCTGATCCACCGGGAGTAGACAGCTTCGGCTACGGTTTCCGTCACCTGCACCACGCCAGCGCGAGACCACACGGTGAATGCTGGAACGTTGTTGATCGTCGTGTACGCGTGCACGAAGGCGCCGCTCGGGAGGCGCGCGGCTGAGCTTGCGGAGGTCGGGTTCGACACCACGGCCGTCAACGCGCCCTGCGTCACACCACCCGAGGAGTAGCGTTGGAACGAAGAGGACCCGGCGAAAGTGGCGCGACTCTGCCGAATGTCGGTCGTGGCGTTGCAGTAGAGGATGGCGTTGATGTTCGTCTGCAGACACGCAACCGCCACACCCCGGGCGATGCTGTTCACGGCCTCGACCGTACCGGGGCTATCCAAGACCACACCGAGGGGGTTGAACTTGGCTGCTCTCACACTGGTCGTGGAGTTGCAGTACGCGATCACGAAGTCCCCGGACGGCATCACGCCAACGCTGGCACAATACGATGTCACCGCCTCCACGGTTGTGATGGAGCCTTGCGGCGTACCGGTCGCGTTGAAGCGTGCGAACTTGACGCTGGCGCTGGTGGCGTACGCGACGACAAAGCCACCGTCATTGAGCCCCACCACACTCATCGAGTCCCATCCGTTGTACACCGTAGCCGCTTCGATCACCGTAACCGCGCTGACCGCGGTGCCTGTGCTGTCGTAAATCCGGAAGTTGGGGGCCGCGCCGGTATCTCGCCAGACCACGACAAAGCCGCCGCTAGACAAGGACGCCGCCGCGACGGCGGCCAGGGACGCGCCGGTGGCGATCTGGGTGTCCGACCCCTGGAGGTCGCCGGCGTTGTTGAAGCGACTGAAACGAACATCGTCGGGGTTGGCCGTGCTGTTGGCGTACGCGACTACAAAGCCCCCTCCGGTGAGTCCGGCGACACCCACGCCGTAACAGTTCCCGCCGGGGTTGCTGATGGTGGTTGCGGCCTTGACGGATCCGCCAGTAGAGTCACGAATCGTATAGCCGAGTTGCCCGCTGGTCTGCCCGTAGACCGCAACGAAGTTGCCGTCCGACAACGGGGCGCAATTAACGACTTGGTAAGGCGCAGCGGAGTAGGTCGTGTATGCGCCTACGGTGGACCCGGCGGAGTTCATTACTTCGCCGACAAGGTATCCATTAGAATCAGTACGAGCTACGACGACGTAATTGCCTCCAGTAAGCACGCAGGCTCGCACTGAGGCCACCGAAGCCGCCTCGACGGCCGCGCCCGAGCCATAAGCTGGGTTCGCAGTGCTGTAGCCCGCAACGCCTTCGCCGGAAACGCCGCCGACGAAGGTGACGGCCCTCATGCCACTGAGGCTGCCGGTGACCGTGGTGGCACTGCCGTAGGCGGCTCCCGCGACGCCGCCTGACGGCGCCGCGCCGTACTCGATCGGGAAGACCCCTTCGGCAGTCCCGTTGACGCAGAGCACGTCACCTTGGCGGACCGACTCCGTGACGACGGCGTAGCCGCCGTCTTCCAGCGGCACGTAGGGGTCCGCTGACGTGACGATCGAGTCCCGAGTTGGGAACCCACTGAGCCCGCGGTTCACAGATCACCCCCGAAGGCGAAGACGTTGAACGTGTTCGCGACTTCCGTCGTCGCGCGCAGGCTGTATCCGGTCGGCAGGACGACGCCGCCCGCCAGCTCGACGAGTTGCTCGAAGGTCTTGTCCGTCGCCGCGGGCGTCGTCGCCGGGACGGGCACCTCGGTCAGCAGCCGGGCGTTGCTTCCGTCGTGGATGAACAGCCGCACAATGCCTACGAGCGTAGACGACACGGCCTTGACCGCCACGTAGTCGACGCGCGTGCCCGAAGAGGCGGCGGTGAGCACGGTGACGACCGTGCCCGTGCCGTCCCGGTAAGGGTTCGCCGTCGAGACCTGGGCGACAGCGATCCTCGGGGTCGCTGCGAACTGGGGTGCGTTCGCCATCTCAGATCACTCCTTGTGCGAAGAGAGCGTAGGAAAGCGCTGCCACACCGCCGCCGCTCCAGTAGTTGGTCGTGCCGTCGCTTGCAAGAACGTGGCCGCTCTTGCCGACCTGCGGGGGAAGGATTCCGGGGATCGAGCCGATCGTGCCGCGCACCCAGGCGGTGGTTGCGACCACCGTCGAGTCGACCGAGAGAGCGGGCGTCGGCGCGCGGACCTCGGTAGCCCCGTCGAGGTCCACCGCGCCGGCCGTGTGCGTCATCGTGCCGGTGCTGGTGGGGTTGACGACCGTCACGCGGGCCTGCAGCGCGGCCTCGACGGTGTCGAAGCCACCCTGGATGCTGAGGTACTCGCTACGGATGGGCGACGATTGGCCCCGCGAGAACGGCACCGGCACGCCCGTTACGGTGTAGTGGGGGTTCGTCATCGTTGAAGCCTGCGAGGGGTGTAGTGCAACAGCACGGACTGCAAGGTAAAGGGGGCGCTCAGCGCGTCCTTGGAAAAGAACAACAGGCTGATGTTGCTGCTCGTGCCGTACAGGTCATACCGTGGCGGCGACAGGTAGGGAGAGTCCCATGTGAACTGGTCCCACGTGAACTGGTCCCAGAAGCCACCGGAGCCGGGGGTATCCGTGTTCTGGGCGAAGTCACTGAGCGAAGTTGCAGCGATCGGAATCGAGTAGTCCCCGTAGTCCAGCTCGAAGGCCATGTACAGCTTCGCGTACGACGGGATCAGCATCTCCAGCACCGCGCGGCGCCAGCGCTTGCGCACCGTCGGGCCCCGCTCGGCGTTGAAGGCCAGGCGGATCCAGGATTCAATTTCGGATCCGTCGAACGAGGTGCCGACCTCCATCTGGTAGACGAAGCCGTTGGTCGAACCGAAGAACGCGACCTCCTGCCCGTCCAGGTCCTCGTTGCTGCACGCGCACGCAACGGGGTTAGGGTACTGGATGGGCATGATCGCCCGCACACGTCGACCGGAGATCCAGAAGACGAGGCCCCAGCCGCCGTCGAAGTACAGACGATAATGATCTTGCGATCTCAATACGCTGGAGGCGGTCGCCGTGCCCCGCCGGAGGTTGACGAAGGGTTGCACCAAAGACGACACGGAAGCCGCAGCGAAGTTGCCGAAGTCCTGCGTCGTCGCCAACGTGGTGGCACCGCGATCGTCCAAGGAGATCGCCGTCGATACGTACTGAGCGGTGCGCGGCAGGGCTCCGGCGTCGCTGGAGACAAGACGCAGTCTCCAGGTGTCGGTGCTGTAGCCGTACAGGATCGAGGTCTTGTTGCGTCCGTAGACCGCCAGGGCGGCCGTGTCCCCGTCGCCTGGCAGCGGCACCAGGCACGTGATCTGGTCCCCCGTCCCGATCTCGGCGGGCGTGCTGCCGACGCCCGCCCATCCGCTCGTGGGGGCTCCGGGGCTGGAAGCGAAGAGCGAGCCGAGGATCGCCAGGAACAGCCGGTTCTGGTGCGCCGTGATGGCGGAAGGCGTGTCCGGCGTCGCCGTCGAGGTGATTCGCGTGAACGTCGTTCCGTCGAACTGGAAAGCCTTGTTCTTGCCGTCGCAGCCGTACATCTTGTACCCGTTGGCCGCGCCCGTGAAGTTGTAGTTCACGAACTCGTAGGAGCCTCCCGGGAGTTGCGTCACCCCGGTCGAGACCTCCACCCAGCCGCCGGTGGTGGCGTAGTACATGCCCGCGGAAGCGCCGCCGACCTTGTTGCGGAAGGCGTAGAGCTTGCCGTCGTAGACCCACACCCCCAGGACGCTGCCCTCGCCAGGAACGGCCTGGATGTCGGCACGGCGATCGGCTGCCGCGAGGTTGGCGTAGGTGAGGTCCGTGAGCACGTCGGCAGCGGCGCCCAATGCCTGTGCGGAGATCGTGCCAACAGGGGAGCCGCTGACGTTGAGCGTCTCCCCGAGCGTGAAGTCCCCGGAGTTGCGCCCGGTGACCAGGCTCGTCGAGGAGAGGACCGACAGCACCTTCGCGGTCTTCGAAGACGTGACCCCCGTCAGGGTGTCACCGGCGGCCACGGTGCCGGTCAACGCGACCGTCAGGATCCAGTAGTCCGTCTCGCTAGGCTTCGGCCGGCCATCGAAGCGCTCGTAGCCTCCGACCCGCTTGTACCCGCCGCTGATCTCCGGGACGAAGTTGCACGCATCGATGCACGTGCCCGGCTTCAGTTGCAGCGCAGGGGAGACGAGGTCGAGACCTCCTGCGAGCTGCACGTAGGAGGTCTGCACCGTCGGCATCGCCGAAGGGGCCCAGGGATTCACGCCAGGGGCCCCCCGAATCGAAGCGGCGGCAGTTGGTTGCGCTCCAGCGCGCGCATGAGAACGCCGTACTCCTCCAAGGCGAACGTCTTCACCTCGGTCGCGGCCTCATAGCCGGCGTACTTGAGCAGGCCCCGATACACGATGACCATCCGAAAGTCGTTCGGGATCAGCGGTTCGTCGGCGTCCGCGGCCAACGCGTGCGGAGTGCGCCAGTAGCGGCCGACGATCGTGTAGCCCGTTGCGTCGGCCTTCGGCCCCAGGACCAGGGCCTTGTCCTCCCGCTGCGCGAAGCATGTCGGGCGGCCCGGGGTCTGCGCGCCGTACTGGTAGGTATCGCGCATGGAGTCGTAGTCCCACTCGACCATGAACTGCTCGTCAGCGACGCCGACCGCGGTCTGGTAGATCCGCAGGCTCTCGGCATCCAGGAGGTTCAGGTCCGTCGCGCTCATGTCGGTGAGCGTGTAGACCTGCTGATCGGCAACCGTGGGGAAGGACAGGTCCTTCTTCAGGAAGTGCCACGTCTCGTGGCGCTGCTGCACATCGGTGTACGCCTTCTGTACCCACGACACAACGCGGCGATTCTCCCCTGTCTGCCCGACCACCGACGCAGGACCTCCGCCAGGGATGCTGGCAAGCATCGCCAACTCCTGGCACAGGTCAAGGAACGTCGACATGCCATCACCCGGGGTTGCGAAGCACCGACTTCAGCCAATCGGCGCCGCGCCGGCCCGAGGGGTCGGTGACGACCTGGAAGGGGTAGGTCAAGGCGAGCACGACCTCGTCCTGGAAGCCCATCGAGCCGTCGGCGAGGGTGATCTTCTTCTGCCGCACGCGGCCTTGCTTGGCCGCCGCCAGCACGCCGAGGTGGTAGCGCTTGAAGGTGTGCGTGTTGCCATCCCGAGGGTAGCAGCGGTAGTCGCCGTTGACCGCGACCTCGACGTAGCTCGGCTCGCTGTCGTTCCCGGGCTCGGGCAGCATGACATCCAGCTCCTCGGCCATGAACCGTTCGAAGTCGAACAGGTCCTTCGTCGGCGTCTTGATCTCGTCCATCGCGATGCCGGCCTTCGGCGGCACCTTGATCTCGTCCGGCCGCGCGGGGTCGCGCAAGGACATGTTCTGGACGGCGTCGATGATGTCGACATCCGACGAGTCCACACCGGGGCGCTCGAAGGGGTTTTTCGCCATTGCACTTCTCCTGTGAAGCGCCCCCGGCCGAAACCAGGGGCGTTGGGGTCATCGAAACTACTGACCGCGCATCAGCTCAGCGTTACCACGCCGGTGGCGGAAGGCGGAAGGGCCCCGGGCACGTTGACCACCGTGCCCGTCGTCATGCCGGTGACGCCGGTGAAGTTGCTGCCCCCGTACGACCACGAACCGGACAGGGTGGTGATCGCCTTCAGCGTGTGGTACGCCACGGGGATCTCGGTGAGCGGGACATCCGGGAACGGCAGGTCAAGCGGCGCGCCGCCGGCCGATTCAAACCACCCGGTTGAGCGAATGCGCTTCGTGCCGCCGCTGTCGATCGTCCAAAGGACCAGTGATCCCCGGAAACCTGTGGTCGGGGCCGTGACAGACAACGCCGAACCGGCAGGCAGGGCCTTGTAGACCGAGCTGACGTGGGTCGGCGAACTGTTGGTCGTGGGCGTGGTGGTGCCCGACGGCGCCGTCGCGTTGTACGAGCCGTTGATCAGTGCGACCAAACTCGCGGTATGCGAGTGGGTGGTCGCACCGCCCAAGCCGGCCAGGGCGAAGCCCGCCGTCGTCAGAACGAGGTTGAGGCCAGACGAGCCTTGCAGGTTGTAGCTCATGTTGAGAAACTCCTATCAGATTGGGTTGTAGGGTCAGACGGAGGCGCTGAAGGGTGTCGCCTCGGTGCCGGTCTGCCTGAGGCAGGCGAGCACCATGAAGAGGTTTGTCGCCACGTCAGTGATGGTGATCTGGTCACCCAGATACCCGCCCTGCGAGGACCCGTTGATCGTGATCGTGTCGTCGTTCGCGACGACCGCCCAACCGCCGACTGGGGCGGCGTCGTCGGGGAACGTCAGCGCCATCCCCAGCATCGAGTCGCTGGTGTTCGCGACCTTGATGGTTGTGGTGTTGGAGGTGATGGTCGTCTTCACGAAGAAGCGGTAGGCCGCGCCGGAGCCCGACGCGGGCGGCAAGGTGACGGCGATGCCGTCGGCCTTGTCGAGAACGATCAGCCGGCCCGCATGCTGTGCCTTCGTCATCGCGAGGGTCGCAACCGTGCAGGTGGTCGAGGGCGTCCCGGTCTCCGGGCCCGTGGTGGAGCCCAGCAGATCGGTCGTGGCACGGCCCTTCAGCAGGGCCATGAAGTTGGGACTTGCCATGTGGGTTCTCCCTTCAGGGCATCACAGAGCGGTGACAGCGCATTCGAGGCGCGCCATCCAGACCTCGTTCAGGCGAACGGCGGTCTTCCAGAACTGCGCGCCGACGTAGCCGAACAGGCCCAGCGGGTTGGCGTGGGTCTTGACCTTCGGGGGCAGATAGGTCACGTCGATCGCGCCGCGACCCTTCAGGGCGACCTGGCCCCACGACTCCTCCCCGACGATGATGTAGGGGTAGATGTCGCAGTTGCCCGAGCCCACACCGCCGGCCGTCAGGAAGGTGTTGGCGCCACCGTTGGCCGCACCGGCCGCCGAATACGGGCGGAACTCGGGGCTCAACACGAAGCGGTACTCGCCGACGGCGCCGATCTCGCGCTCGTGGACCGGAGAGGCCGAGCTGCCGTAGTCGACCACGTCCTTGAAGCCCGGGATGCTCTGGATGTCGTGCGCGCAGTCGGTGTGCGCGAAGACCAGCCAGCAGGCCCGAACCGCTTCCGTGCCGAAGTTCACGGAGCTCGACAGCCGCTGGGTCACGCGCATCGAGCGCGCGTTCTCCAGGCCGCGGGTGACGGCGCGGAGCTTGTTCAGGCTCACCGCCGTGTTGACGCTGCTGCGGGCCGTGGAGTTCGCATAGAACACGTTGGTGCCGCCGCGGACGACGCCGTAGGCGATCTGCTCTTCGAGCGTGGTCATGTGCTCGGAGACGATCTTCTGCATGTCGCCGGGAACGTCGTCCTCGTAGAGGTCGGCCGTCTTGCTCGACAGCTTCATCAGGACGCCGTAGTTCTGCAGGGTGCAGGTCACGTCCTGGTAGTTGATGGTCTTGGCCGGCGGCGTCGTGGCTTCGGCGAGGACGTAGTTCGCGGCCGTGACTTCCGGTGCGTAGGTGGTAGCGCTGGCGTCGATCGGAAGCGCGCGACGGAAGACCACGGTGTCGGTCTTGTTGAGCGGCTGCTCCTTCTGGGAGCCGAACGTCGACAGCACCTTGAGCGGGACGGCATGCTTGAGCATGGCCCGCTCGGCGGCGATCAGATTGCGACTGGGGACGAGGGAATAGGTTTGCATGATGGGTTCCTTCAGCGGCGCGCCCGTTGTTCGGCGCGTTCCTTGGCGTCAAGGTAAGCCCAGATCTCAGCGGGGTCCGTCATCTCTTCGAACGGCTTCGCCTTGATCGAGGATCCGGCGTTGCCTGTCGGGAGGCGGGCTGCTGCTTCCAGGCGGCGTTGCTTGGTGTCGTCCGCGGGCTTGGCCCGCGGGTAGGCGAGGTCGAGGAGCCTGATGGCGTCCTGCGGCTTCGCTGATTCCGCGAGTGCCTTCACGTCCGGTGCCTGCCGATCCAGCCAGACGTTGAACTCCGGTGTCGCGACCCTCTCTTGCCACCCAGGATGCGCCAGGTCGACCGGCAACTCGCGGCGCTGCTTCTCTAACGCCTGTTGCTGGGCCTGTTGCTGCTGCGCCAGCTCGGCGATCTTGGCGCTGACAGCACCCTCGATCTCGGCCTCCCTTGCCTTCAGCATCTTGCTGAGGGGGGTGGCGAATTCGGGGTAGTCCCGCACAAGTTCGTCCAGCAGCGCATTCGGATCGTCCCCGCTTTCCTTCGGCGGCGCCTTGGCGCCCTTCGGGTTGGCGAGAGCCTGTGAGAGCTGACTCATCAGCCCGCCGATGCGACCCTCGACTGCACGCAGTCGGTCTGCCTGGCGGCTGTTGATCTGCTCCAAGGCGGCGATCTTATCCTCCAAGGGGGACCTCGACTCGGAGACCGGCGCGACGGCCGCCGGCTCGGTGGGAGCATTGGCAGCGGCCACGGGGGCGGTTGCCTGCTCTGCCGGCGCGGTGGGCTGCGCCTCGTCCTTGGCCGGAGTGTCCTCCGGCGGAGACGCGCTCTCCTCGCGGTCGAGTTCGTTCCAGATCTGGTCGGCTTGCCGGCCAGCTTCTTCTGGGGTCAGGAGCTTCGAGTCCTCGGGCATGGGGTGGGATCAGGAGGGGGTGTCCGCGTCCGCGGACGGGAGCAGAGCAGCACTTGCCATCCAGGCACGTGGGTCTGCGCGATCCTCTCCGGGCACCTCGTCGGCGAGCCGGAGAATCTTCTTGATGGCGGTGACCTTTCCACGGAGGAACGCCGTCTCGGTAGGGCCTAGCGACGCGTTGTCGTTCGCCACCCGGAGTGCGGCGAGCTCGGCGAGCAGGGTCTCCTGCAGGCGGGCCCACGTCCGGGTGCCGAAGTCTTCGAGGAGCAGGGAGGTGGTCATGGCGTAGTGCGAATGGTAAGGCATTCGCATCAGTACGACATCATCGATCCGGGGTTCACGTGCATGAACCCGACGAAGCCGCGCGGCACGCCGTCGGCATCGCCGGGACCCTCGGTGTCGAGCGGGAGGAGACCCTGCACGGCGATCAGCAGCGGGATCGACTCGACCCCCTGGGTGGCGATCGTGTAGGAGTCCATGTCAAGTCCTCGTCACCGTCACCGTGCCGGCGACGTTGTCGATCGTCTGCGCGACCACGCCGGCATCGCGGCTCGTGGCCGTCACGGTCAAGGGGAGTCCGCTCCGTAGCCCGTGGATCAGGTGGAGTTCGTTCAGGTACTCCAGGATCAACACGACGTTCTCCTCCGCCGTGTACCCGTTCGACATCACATAGCTCCAGATCTCCTCGGCAGTGGCGCCTGTGCCGCCACTGCCGAGAGAGATCGTGGCATCCCTCCCGGCCGCCGTCGCTGCAGCGATGGCGGCGTCGATCGTGAGGCCCAGCGAGATCGCTGCGGCCTGGCCCTCAGCGGTCGCCGCGCCGACGAGGGCGTCGATCGTCGCGCCGACCGTAGCGTCGACCGTCTGGGTGAGCTGTCTGCGACTGGGATAGATGATACGCGGATGGTCAACGACAGTCGGGCTACTACTCTGCGTCAGCGTCAGCCCGCCAGCCCAATCCTCTTCGTCCGCATTTGCACCACCTCGCCCAAAGAGGGGGGCATAGAAACGTAGAGACCCCGGACGGACAAGCAGCGGGGAGTATCCTGCTGCCAGCTGGCTGATTTCATCAGCCGTCAGCGCTACTGCCCAGACGGCTGCTTCGGCAAAATACCCTCTGGCAGCCGCAATTGGTCCGGTGCTATCAAAGCCTGTGGCAACACCGATGCGATTGAAGTTGCTCGGATTAACTACCCGGCTGGTGGAGCTGCTGGCGCTGTTGCCCCCATCAAGGTAGACGGTCCTGGATGTGTCGGATGCGAACACACTAGCGGCATGAAACCACGTACTGGCCGTTACGGCAACGGAGGTGGTGGCCTGTGTCGATCCGGCGGCAGAATCAACAACACGTGCCACAATGTTGTTGGTATTGTTCGAGCGAATATGGAATGACTCATTTCCACCTGCAACACCGAGCGAGAGGAAATTCTGCGACAGGTCAACAGTAGTCAGGTACCCCCAAATAGCTAACGTAATCGGGTAACTGCTAACAGGAGAACTATCCGCCGTTAGACGGTCTCCCCCTGCATTACAAAAGCGAGCCATGGCGCTTTATCAGGTCTCGCGGATTTCCACCGCGATCAAGAAGGCATCGCCAGTCATGTTGTCGCTGCCGTTATCGGCATCCCGGGTAATGCGCAAGTTGAACAGCTCACCAACAGCCAGCGAATCCATGTCCGCGCCGTTTGTGAACGTTATGGTGGCGTAATCGACCTCGCCTGCAGCACTGGCAGTAGTGGCGGTCACCGCGTTGTAGTCGTAGGTGTGCGAGGTGTCGAGATCCTCAGCGTCGTCCGCAACACGACGGAAGGCAGCATTCCACACTACCGCGTTGCTCGTCGCCGTGGACTCCCAGTACAACGTCAGCGTCAATCCGCCGCCTGCGTAGTGCCTTGGCATCACGCCAACGAAATCAGCATGCTCGTCGGTTGCCGAATCGTATGCCAGCGCCGGCACTCCTTCGGCTGGCGTCGATCCTCCAGCCGAGATGGTGTGCGTCGCTCCACTCGTCGCGCTCGGAACTCCATCTCGCGCCACGAAGACCAGCAGCGTGTTGCCGCTTGCCATCTCAAGCTCCCAGCTTCGCGCGAATGGCTGCCCGCAAGCCTGCCATGTCGTAGGTCGGCAAGTTGTTGATGCCGGCCACGGCAGTCTTCAGCGCAGCAAGACTCCCCGCAGCGTCGATCGCATCAAGAATCCCATTCGTACGCGCGCCGTGTGCGTTGAAGCCATCGGCCACGACCTGCGCAAACGCCCGTAGGGTGTTCTCTAGGTTGTCCAGCTCTTGGATTATCTCGTCGCGTGCAGCTTCGATAGCAGCCGCATCCGCTGCAGCCTTCTCAGGCCCAGTCATCTCTTCGATGGCAACGCCGGTCCACTTGCGATACCGCTGCGGAATCGTGCTCCACAGATCGAACTGCGCCCGCGTGATGATGATCCACGGCGCAGCGCTATACGGTGCTTGCGACTCGTTGACAGAGGCGCGAAGCTCACGAGAAACGGTGTTCAGTACATCAGCCATGTTACGACCCCAGTATGACTTTCAGACGCGCGATTGCTTCGGCGTGCTCGCCAGTCGTAGGAAGCTCCGCGAGCAACGCCAGTGCGCGCTGCCTGCGGTCCTCGGCGACCTCGATCGCGGACAGCGTGTGCTGGTAGGTGATCTTCACCGGCCACGTCATCTCGGCGGCGTCCTGCTCGTCCTTCGGAACGAGCTCAAGGAGTTGCTTGAGGTAGCCGACGGCCCAGCGCAGCGGCACGATGCGGTCCTGCGACCGCTGGAAGTTCTCGCGGCTCGGGTAGTGCGTGATGGTCTTTTGCATCGCCGCTCCTCATCACGGCTGCTGCGTGATCGTGAAGATGTCACCGCTGGCACCGCTCCAATCGATCACGATCGGTCCGGCGACGAGCGACGCGGCGTTGGTGGACGAGATCTCGACGAAACCGAGGCAGCGCTTGTCCGTGTCGTCGTTGTAAATGATCCCGTAGCCGCCGTTGGTGAACCCACTCGCGTCCTGCGCGAGCGACACGTTGGCGGCCCGGAACGTCGGCACGTCCGAGACCAATGTCCACGTTACCGACCCGAGGGTCTGCGGTGCGGTGTAGCTGGTGCCGCCCGTCGCAACCTGGCTGCTGCTGTAGTTCGTCGTGCCGCCAGAGCCCCAACGCGGATCCCCGGTAGTCGTCGTCGGCGTCACGCCGGTGACGATGCCGAGCTTGAAGGTGTCACTGCCAAAGTTGTGCCGCTCCAGCCCGAGGTCCAGCAGAGCTTGCCGGAACCATTTCACGTCGCCAGTTGCCATGTCATTCCCCCTTCAGACCGGGTCACAACCCGGCGCAAGTGCGGGCGTACAGGAGCACCCACATTACAACGGCGCCGAGAATGACGCCAGCCAAGAAACGCCCGGTCACGTTAAGTCTCCGGGTTGCGTCGATCCAGCCTTGAGCTTCAGCCGGCGCTCTGCGATCGCCAGCCCCAAGGTCAGCAGTCGCGCCGCAGAGAAGCCGCCGAACACCAAGTAGGCCGCGAGTTCAGCCGCGCCAATGCCATGCGTCCACCCGGCGTAGTAGCCGATGACGCCGACACACGCCGCGGCAGCTCCATCCTTCAAGAACTCCAAGCGCACATGGAATGCGGCCCCGCCCGTCTTGCTCGCTGCATAGCGCATGAGGCTCGATGTCAACCCTCCGCCGAGCGCAATCGCAACGCCGAGCCCGGCCTGCAGCCAGGGCAACGCCAGCAGGTCCGGGTGTGCAGTCTCGACGGCGGCGAGCGCGGCCCAGGCCACGGACCACTCCAGCGCGAGCAGGCAGACTACGATCTTGCGCAGCCGTTGATGGGTTGCGAGGCGCGGCGTCACTGGCGGCCCTATGACACGAGATCCTCGCGCGCAATCGCCCAGGCCGCAGCCAGCGCAAACGCACCGACGACGAGGTAGAAGGCCCCGACCTGCAATGTCAACGCGCTATGCTCGTTGGTGACGAAACTGCGTATCCAATACGCCAGCCCGAGCGCAGAGTACAGCGCCACGCACACCTGATGGCGGATCCGCATCGGCAATCCAGGCAGCAGCATCCGGCCGCCAATGTCGTGCGCCAGCACGTCGGCCCATCCGAGCGCACACAGACCCAGCGCGATCACATTCATCACATCGATCAACGAGATGTCGCCGACGGCCCGCGCAGCGACTGAGGTCGGCTCGAAGAGTTGCAACGACGCACTCCAGGTGGAGATTGTCAGCAGCAGCCCACGGCTGATCGCCGGCCACAGGCTGAGTCCTGGGCGGATGCGCTCACCTAGCAGGTACCTGACCACGGTGCTACCTCATGCCGAGCAGGCGCGGCGAAATCGACATCACCGCCAGCATCAGCGCCGGCCACGCGAGCAGCAGCGCTGCCTCGGTGCTCAGCACAGCCCAAGCGCCGACGGCAAGCGCGGCGAGGTGGACTGCGATCCAGAGCATCATCGTGCGCATGTCATGACCTTTCGACGAACTCGCGCAGCGTGTGCGCTCGCGACGTGCCACGCCACGGCACCGCATCGGCCCAGCGCTCCGTCGTGCGCCAACGCTGCCCGGCAGGCGTTGACTCTGCCACCTCAACATCGCCAGCCATCCGCATCGCGTGCAGTACATCCTCGATGCTGTTGATGGGGCTGCCCGTGCGTCCGCAGATGTCAACGGAAGACACCGGCTCGCGTGCAAACAGCACGCACCTGAAGAGTGTCAGGAGTTCGCCGGTCAGCATGACGAACTCGGCACACGGATATCCGTGACGACAGCCCAAGGGGACGAGACCGGCGTTGCGGCGAGCAACCTACCGCTTGTTTGGTGAATGCGGTCATTCAGCGCCGGCTCGAAGAACGGCTTGCGCTCAGCGAACTCGCCCTTCTTGCCGATGTTGAATGACGACACAGGACGGTGATAGCCCATGACCCTCGTCCACACCTCGACACGCTGCCGCTCGTCGTCGGTCAGTGTCACGTCTTCGGGCTTCATGCTCATGTCAGAACCTCGGATCTGCTGCGCCAGTGTGCGCTGCGTAGCTTGTCGTCTCGCCAGTCGCGGCCGGCAGGTACGCGATCTCGGTTGCCTCATGCCACAGCAGCGTGTGGAGTGCAGCCCACGAGAACTCATCGCACCCCAGGCTGCTCGGCGTCAGCTCCCCGCGGTGCGGGCTGCGGCTGTCGCTGCACACCGCGCGCAGCACTCGACCCGCTTCGCCACGTTGCGCAAGCGCTCCGCTGCGCATCCAGGAATGGCAGTCCTTGCAGTGGCCTGTCATGCTGCCTCCTTCGGATACGGCCGCAGGTCCGGCTCAAAGCAGGCGTGCCGCTCCCAGTTCCACCGCCACGGGCGGGTGAACTGCCGCGGATAGTTCACGTTGCATGGCGCTTGTGCCTGCAACTGCCCATCGATGCTGTACGCCTTCTCCGCGATGGCATCCCAGTGCAGGCAGTCTCCGCACGTCGGCCCGTCTGCGCTCACGTGTCCTCCTTGCTGGTTGCGAGGGCGGGGTTCGAACCCGCGACATGGGGAGAATGGGCCCCCCGCTCTACCGACTGAGCTACCTCGCTTCGATCCGTCCGCCAGTCATCCATCACCGCCGCCACGTCGCCGGGCTGGAGATAGGCACCGATCTCGACCCACTGCCGCCGGCCGTCGGTGCGCACGTTGGCCTCCAGGATGTCGGCACCATCGAGCAGGTCGGCGATCCTGTACGCCTCATCGACGAGCGTGTCCAGCGCCTGCATGGCTTCGGGGCAGTGCGACCACTGGTGCTCCATCACGGCATAGACTGCGGCGCGCAGGGCATTCATTCTGTCGCCTCCATGGCCGTGTATCGCATAGCAGGCGCGTTGACGATGGCGTGCCGGAAAGCCCCGCATACCGAGCACTTCTCTTCGCGCGCCATGGGCGCGTTAGTAGGGCTGATAGACCTGGTGTCGGCCGCAGTCCACATGGCCCACTTGCGCCCCGTCGGCTGCCAGGTGTGCTGCATGCCGTTGACGCAGAGGAACGTCACTCCGCCTCCCCGCCGATCTGCACCGAGCAGTCGGCGCCGATGCTGACCGACTGCCCTTTGCGAATCAGGTCGACATCGGCGAAAACCGCGATGGTCTCCGCGACCAGAGTCCGCACCCAGACGCACCCGAGCGCTGCGTTCTTGCTTGGCCGTGCGGCGATCTGCTCCGGGCTCATCCGCGATAGGTCGCCGGGGACCTGCGCGGCGCACCCGGCGAGCAGGGCGGCGAGGATCAGTGCAGCGTGCCTCATGGCGTCTCCAATTCCGGGCCGTCGTGGAGCTGCGCGCCGGCCGCCCGCAGCAGCACCGTGAGCCGATCGATCTCCGATCGCGCCACCGTGAGGTCCTGGTGCGCCCGTGCGAGTTGCATCGTCAGCGCCTCGACCTGCCGCGCGTACTGCGCCACCGCGTGCGCGTGCATCGCGTTGAGGTGGCTCACAGCCTCGTGCTGGCCGAGGAGCGGCGTCATAGCGTGTCGGTCAGGGCCTTGAGCTTGGCGAGACGGACCTCGGCCTCGGCGTTCTTCGCATCGGCCGCAGCATAGGCCTCGTCGGCTTCGCCGATGATCTCCCGCGCTCGCCGCTCCGCCGCGGCGAGGGTCTCCTGGGCCGCCGCCAGTGCCTTCTGCGCCTTCTCGCCCGCTGTCGCGGCCGAGGCTGCGGCCTTGCGGGCGTCACGCGCTTCCACCTCCGCGGCGCTGCGTAGCACCAAGGCCTGCTCCCTCACCTGCGTTGCCTCGGCCAGGGTGGCGCGAGCCTGGTTCATCAGGGCCTCGCTCTCTCGCTTCGCCTCGCCCGCTTCATCGATGGCGCGTGCGGCGCTGGCCTCGACCGCCGCAGCGGCAAGGCTGCGCGCCGTGGCCTCCGCGATCGCGTCGTCATACTGCTTGCGCTCGGCCTGCAGCACCTCGATCGCCTTGGCGGACTGCTTCGGGTCCTTCGCGGCCTCCAGCAGCTTGAGCAACGTCATCAGGTCGGAGAGCGCGGTGGCGCTCGGCATGGATCCCATCATCATGGCGCTGCTCCTCAGGTGGTGGTGACCGCGGCGATCTTCGAGCCGGGCGGGACCGCGAAGAACTCGGTCTGGCCGGCCGCCATGCGCATGCTGGTCGTGGTCGCCGTCGGTGCGTCGCCGAAGGCCACCCGGCATGCGGAGTCGGTGTGCACCCGGATGAACCGCGTGTCCACGGTGAACGCGGCCGACGGCGTGGTCGTGGTGAAACTGACCTGCTGCTGGGTGACGGCAGGCAGCTTTGCGCACAGGATCGTGCGCCCGTTTACGTCGACCGGCAGGTCACGCAATTCCGTGATATCGAGCAGGGCCAAGATTTTCCCCTTTGCGGATTAGTGAATGTACTGCCAGGCGTGCCCGTTTGCGACTGCTCGCTGGCCCGCACAGACCTTCCCGATGTTGTTCCTCGCAGCGTCATACGACCCGCCGCCAGAATTCTCCAGCGCCCACCGCGCTGCGTCCGCGATGGTGTCGAACACCCGCCCGGTGCCCACGCACCGCACTCGCACTCCGAGTGCTGCTCGTACGGCCAGGCGCTGCTTATCGGAAAACTTGCCCCTCTTCGCAGCGGAGACCTTGGCCTTGAACGCCTCCGTAGCGTTTCGTCGAGCTGACAGCGTCATGCGAGCAATCTGCTCTGCGGTCCTCTTCTGGCCTATCTGCTTCGCTCGACGTTTCTCGACGATGGCTGCAGACTGCTTCGTTCCGCGCTTTGCAGCGGCCAGCTTGGCGCGGTGCTCCAGCGACAGCTTCTTTCCCACGTCCCGCCCCGAGACCCCTTCGCCGCCTGTCGTCAGGTTGACAAGCTCCACGCCTTCGCTTCGGAGGAAGGCGATCACGTCGATCTCGGCGCGAAAGGCGTCCTCCTCGTCTTCGTGGGTACTTACGATCGTTACCGTAAAGCCACCATGCTTGTTGACGATGTTGTGCCAGTAGTTCGTTCTTCCGCTGGCGCGATACGCACGCTCACGCTTGCCCTTGCCGACGTAGAAGATCCGGCCATCCGGCCGGGCATGCGTGTAGACGTAGAACACCGTTAGATCCCCGAGCCCTGCCGCACCTTGAGTGCAGCCTCCGCGTTGAAGAGGGAATGGCGACTATCGAGGTCGAGCGCCTTGAGCCGCTCTTCCGCGCCGATCTTCTGCGCGGCCAGGCGCTGATCGTTGTCGAGCTTCGCGAGCGCCAGCTCGCGGTTGAGCTGCGCGTCCATCATCGCCTGGTGGCCCTCGGCGCGCTCGCGCTCGGTGTTGTAGGCCAGGGTCTCACGCTTGACCGCCAGCTCGGCCTGCTGCAGCGCGGTGTCTGTCTCCCGCTGCATTGCGCGATCTTGCAGGTCGAGCTGCTTGGCCTCCATGTTCATCTGTGCAGCAACGATGCGCGGATCCGGCGGCGGGCCACCCTGCTCGGCCGCCGCGGCGCGTTCCTGCTCGACCTGTTCGATCGTCTTGAGCACGTTGCCCGGAAAGCGGAGGGCTTTCAGCATCTCTTCGAGCAGCTTGCGGTCGTCGAAGTGGGGAACAAAGCGCGGATCGGCTGTGATCGCCGCAGCGTTGAGCAGAGCCTGCGCCTGGATATCCCTCTCCAGCAAATGCGTTGCGCCCCGCACGTCGATCTCGTAGTCGCCCTTGGCCTCGTTCTTCTTGCCGTAGCACATCTGCCAGTCGTAGTGACCGCCGATCTGCCCGCGTGTGATGTTGTCGTCGAACCTCTTGACCCGGTACCGCAGCGGGCCCTGTGCATTCGCCTGCAGGATCTGCATGCCGCCCACCGTCTCGGGGGCGGTCCCGCGCTCCCCGCCGAGCAGTTGCGGGATCGAGGTCTCCTGGTCCGCGAATTTCATCGCGGCCTCGGCGATCAGGAGCAGCTCTTGCACGCGCATGTCGATCGTGTAGACCCCGAAGGCCTTCGACACGTCCGCCACGTCCTCGTTGGCCTCCCAGACCATGCGGGAGGTCAGCGTGTAGGCCCCCTGCCGGCCGCCGTAGGGCACGACCTGGCCCTTCTTGACGACGAGGTGGTAGCCGGCCGCTGCCGCTGCGTTGTCCATCACCTGCCGCCAGGCGGCGGTGACCACGCGCTGGCTGTGCTCACACTCCGCGGGCAGCCCGTGCCCCGCCCAGTAGTCCGCGCGCTCCCGGTAGCACCACACGTCGTAGGGCAGCCGCTTGTCGGGGGACCACGCGTCCAGGGCGCCGATGATGCGGTCGTGGACCACGACCAGCATGCCGTTGTCGGTCTCCGCGAGCGGGTCTTCCTGCTCGGCGGTCAAGTGCGCCATGTCCTTCCGGTCGACCTCCCCGTGGTACTCCCACAGCTCGTAGAGGTCATCCTCGGCCGCCAGCTCCCGGACGACCTTGAGCGAGCCGGCCGCCACGCGCACGCGCTGCGGGGCCTCGTTCAGCACCTTGCGGAGGGCTTCGGGATCGTACCCAGGCACGTTCAGGAGCTCCTTCAGCTCCTTCCGCGCGACCAGCCGCACCTCGAAGATGCCACTGCCCCGGTGGATGTCGGGTCCGCATGCTGGATCCGGGTAGACGTTCCACGGGGGTAGCGAACGCGAGGCCGGGACCACCTTCTCCTCGATCTGCAGCGCGGCGCCGCCGTCGGGGCTGTAGGTCCACTTCTTGGCGCGCTGCACCGTGGGGTAGGGGCCCTTCATGACCCCCGTGCCGAGCCCTACGCCATCGGAGATGGCCTTGCGGCACTCCCCGTTGTAGTTGCACTCGGTCAGCACGTCGTCGATCTCGCGCTGCATCGCCTCGGCCTTCGCGTTGGCCTGGTCGATGAGTGACTGCGCGACCTGGCCCATCGGCTGGCCCGTCTGCTGGTCGACCATGGGCGACGCGGGCTCGGCTGCGATCTCCGCCAGCTCGGGCATGGGCGTCGGCTTGAGCGCCCAGTTGCGGTCATCCGTCGGGAGCAGGATCTCGCAGTGCCGGGCGATGACCTGGTCGGCCTTCGGCCGGACGATGTTGATCACCACGCGCGATTGCGCCGTGACAGAGCGGGGCGCCCGCGACCCGGACTTGAGAGTCTCGACCCAGTCGGCAGCCGGCGCTTCTTCCTCCCACGTGCCATCGATCAGCCGCTCGCACTTGCGCCAGTGCTCCTCGATGCCGCTGGCGCGGCGATGCGCCACCCAGCGGTCGCGCTTCGCTGTCAGAGCCCGGTGGATCCCGTTGAGGCGGTCCTCCCGGTCAACGGCCATCTGGGCCTGATCGAAGTTCACCGCCACGACTTGCATGCTCAGTACCCCATCACCTCGTCGAGGACTGCCCACGCCGGGCTGGGCGGTGGCTCGTTCTGCGCGCCAGGTTTCGGCCATGGCAAGCCCGGCAACTCGGCAGTTGCGGGTTCCGCGAGGCGAGCGAGGTTGTCCAAGGCATCATCGTATCGACCGACCGGGAACGGCAGGTATTCCTGCTGCACCATGTCCTCGATGATATCGCGCGGAACCCCTTGCTCGTCAGGTTTCACCAACTCGCGCGGAAACCAGATGCGGCCTCCTTCGAACCAGGGTATCAGGCGCCGGATGCGATCGGCTTTCGATACTTGGCCTCCCACGGGGTATATACGGAAGCGATAATGCCGCCTTTCCATCTCCGCCTTGATGGCCTCAATATCGGCCTGCATCCCATACTCCTCGTACCGGGTTTGCAGCGGGCGCCACTTATTATGGAGCTCGAATACCGCATCGATGCGGCCGGCCAGATTCAACCGCTTCCGAATCCCATCGACCAAGTATGCGTTGCTGTCGGCGCCGAGGGCGACAATCCATATCGAGGTGTAATCGCCCGAGGGTTTCCCGCCGCGCTTCTTTCCGCCCGACGGGTCGACCAACATAATGCGATTGGCCGTGGGCGGCCAGTCGTCATACCGGCAGAGCCAGGAGCGCTGCATTTCCGCGCCTTCAGGCGGCCTGGGGTCTTGCTGGTAAAGCGATGTCCACGCCCGCGCATCGCGCTGCGCGTCCTCAACCATCCGGTCCGTGAAGTATTCGCCCCACAACCTCTCGCCCGGCTTGCGCCCGATGGGGTCATTCTGGCCCGCCACCATCGGCAATCGGATGACTCGCCACCGGCCCGCCTCGCGATCGAGCAGCCGGCCCGCGAGGTCGTCCTCGTGCCAGCGGGTCAGCACCAGCACCCGGCGGCCATCAGGTCGCAGACGTGGCATCAGGTCGTGGATCCACCAGTCCCACGCCCTATCCCGCATGCGCAGGCTGTCGGCATCCTCGCGGCTCGCCACGGGGTCATCGACGAGCACGAAGTCGCCGCGGCGCCCGGTGACCGAGCCCCCGGCGCCGCAAGCGTAGTAGCCGCCGCCCTGGGTCAGAGACCACCGGCCGGCAGCCTGCGAGTCGTCGGCCAGGCGGGACTCGGGGAAGAGCGCGCGGTATGGCGCGTCGGCAACGATGTTGCGCCCCCGCCGGCCGAAGCCCTCGACAAGGTCGAGAGTATGAGAACCCGCTATCACCAGCGCCTCGGGATTGCGCCCGATCAAGTATGGCGGGAACAGCACCGAGGTATAGGTCGACTTGGCGCTGCCTGGCGGCATGCAGACCATCAGGGAGTCGCAATCCCCACGCGCCACCGAGTCCAGCTCGTTGCAGAGCAGTTGATGGTGGAGCGCCGGCTGCTGATCCTCCGGCTGCATGTACTGGGCAAACCCCAGGAAGTTGTCGCGGGCACGCCGTCGGCGCAGCAGCTCGTCGGCTGCCTGCTGCGGGGTGATCGACAAGCGGGGTTTCATGCCTCGGGGGGTTTCTTTTCAGAATCCTCGGGAGGTTTCTTCGCCAAGGCCGTCCCAATCAAGGCAATCAATTCAGCATCGGTTACCGAAGATACTGCCACAGGCCCACCATTCTTACCCGTGAGTTCAGCTCGCCATTGATCCCGATAATCATCGGGAAACCTGGCCGACATTATCTTGGACCAGAGAATAGTATTCAGCTTCGGGCCTTTGGGTATCTCCGCCAATAGATTGGCCCCTGCATCTTCCCACCACGCAAGGGCCAGATCTTTCGCACGAGATACTGCGGAAGAGAACTCGGGGTACCTTTCAGCCCAGTCGTATAGGTTTGCACGAGAAACATCGAGCGCTGCTGCAATCTGGGCAAGGCTTTTACCCTTGGCACCCAGTTCCACGACCTGCTCACAGTATTCCGGCTTGTACAACGCCGGGCGCCCGATCGGCCGCTTCACGAGTATCGGAGGCGGAGCAACCGCAGCGAAAGCCGCAGCTCCGGCCGCCCCTTTGGCGGCCCGCTCAACCGTTTCCTTGTCCGCAGCCTTCTTCGGGGGCGCATCGACCGGCGCCGCGTTCTTCCGCGGGCGACCTGGCGGGCGACCTGTAGGCACGTACTTCGAGGGCATGCCCCGATTCTAGGGGTCCTTCCTCGGAAGTTCTACCCGCAGAACGCCCGAGTACCCGACTAAAAAGCTCGGACAAATACCCGACTAAAAAGCTCGGACGAATACCCGACTAAAAAGCTCGGACAAATACCCGACTAAAAAGCTCGGACTAATACCCGACAAGCGAACTCGGACATTCGCCCCTTCACCGGGGAAAGTGTGCTTTTTCGCGCACACCCGAAAAAAAGCACTTGCATTTCCTACCCAGAGGTATACAGTCTGTTCTGCCGGCTGAGGAAACGACGCCGGGCCCGCCTCGGAGGCACCTGGGAAGGACCCCTCCGACAAGCCGGCAGCAGGACGGAATCCTGCCTCTGCCCGGGAGCTCCGGGACGAGGGGCCGACAGGCCAGCGGGTCGAGAGACCTCCGCACCTCGGACGCGAACGGCCCGCGATACGGTCGGCCCCCGGAGGGCTGCGTCAAGGACGCGGTCGGCGCAGTAAGCGCCCCAGACAACGGCGAGAGGGGAAGCGGGGTTACGCCCCGCCCAGCAGGAACGCCTGACAAGCGGATATGCCTGCCGACACCGACCCCCTCGGGGGGAGGTCAATGCGCCGGCCCCGACGCATCGATCTCCCCGCCCCCAACCCACAGGAGCCCCCCGCATGAACAAGCGACAGCTCGCAAACGCATACGCCGCCGGCTACACCGGCAAGTGCCACAACGCCCAGGCGACGAGCGATGGCCGCTACATCCTCCACCGCAGCACGATCGTCGAACGCGTCAACGGTTGCACGTGGCGCTTCAACTGGTGCGGAGGGTACACGGCCACGACTGCCAGCCACATGAACGAGGTGCTGCGCGCGCTCAGCGTGCCGATGCGCGTCAGCTACGCCGAAGCGCGCGAGACGAAGGCGCCCTCGTTCTGCGTCGCCGCCTGACCCTCAACCCCCTGGAGACCCGCATGCTGAAGTGGACAAAGCCTTACTTCGGTGTCCAGCACACCCCAACCGACAGCTTCGGCCGCTATTGCACGGTGCAGGCTGGCCCTGGGGGAGCAACTCTCTCCCTGTGGCTGAAGGGCTGCGGCTTCCGCGCCCCTGAGCTGCACTTCAACACCGCCGAAGACGCCCGCGCTGCGGCCGAGGCGTGGATGGCTTTTGAAGTTCTCCCCCTTTGACAGGAGACCCGCATGAACAAGCTCACCCCCTACATCGCCTGCTCGATCGTCGAAGGCTTCGACGGAGGCACCGACGCAAGCCTGGAAGAGCAACTCGCCGCCTGGCAGTACCTGATCGACTCCGGAACCGTCTGGCAACTGCAAGGCTGGTATGGCCGCACGGCCGCCGCCCTGATCGAAGCCGGTCACTGCCATCGGAGGGCCGCATGAACAAGCCTCTGCTTCCGCCCGCTCTGCGCATCGTCCACAACCGCCTGCTCGGTGGGTGGTTCATTGTTCGAAGTCGTCACGACACCCCGATCGGCGGCCGGCACGAAAGCCGCGCCTCAGCGCTGGCCTGGCTCCGAACCAGTGCCATGTTCCGCACCCCCGGACCGTAGCCGCGATGCGCCCCGTCGGGCGCATGCGAGTGCAGTCCCGCACTGAACCCCGCAACCCACGGAGACCCCGCATGGACAACCTGATGTCCGCCAACGCTCAATGGTCCAGCCGCCCCGCCGATGAACGCTTCTGCAGCCTGCTGGAGATGCACGCCGCCCTCGAAACCCAGCGCGCGATCTCGCGCGCCAAGGTCGTCTCGTCCCGGGACCTGCTCGTGCGCCCCGTCGAAGACTCCGCCCACAAGGGCCTGGAGGTCGTCAGCCGGGCCGGCGTGCCCTACGCCCCGTCGCACTGGGCCTTCGGCCAGCTCGCGTCCCTCGTGGGCGCGCCGGCCAGCTACCTGCGCACGTTGCCCGCCGAGATGGCCGCCGACTGCCTCAACTACGGGCTACAGGTCGAGCGCGGCCCCGAAGATGTCGGCGTGCTGATCCGCGCCGACGGCGGCAGCCGCACGCTCGCCGCCGCGACCGGGCCCCGCTACGGCCGGATCTGGAACGTCGAGGTGGTGCGCGCCCTGATCCAGCAAGTCGGCGACGGCGTGTCCGGCCGCTGGAGCGTGCCGCAGGAATCGAAGTGGGCCGGCCTGGTGGCCGCGGCTGACCGGCCGCCGATCACGAAGGCGTCGACCACGCTCTACGCAGGCGACCGCGACATGTGGGTCTTCCTCGCCGACGAGCACAACCGGATCGAGATCCCGAACCGGCGCGACGGCCAGCCCGGCACGCTCGCCCGCGGCGTGATCGTGAGCAACTCCGAGGTGGGCAGCGCCACCCTGCGCGTGCAGACCTTCCTCTTCGATGCCATGTGCTGCAACCACATCATCTGGGATGTGCAGGGCATGCAGGAGATCGCGATCCGCCACACCGCGAGCGCGCCCGACCGCTACCTCGAAGAGGTAATGCCCGCCCTCGTGCAGTACGCCGGGAGCTCCACCGCCGGCATCCTCGACACGGTCGAGCGGGCCCGCGCGGCACGCGTGCCGAACAAGGTCGACGAGTTCCTCGCGACCCGCTTCGGCGCCCGCATCGGCCCGCGCGTGGCCGCCGCGCACATGACCGACGAAGGCCGCCCGATCGAAACGATCTGGGACGTGGTCACCGGTGCCACGGCGTACGCCCGCAGCATCCCCGACCAGAGTGATCGCCTGGCCTTCGAGCGCGACGCCTCGGCGCTGCTGAGCAAGGTCTGACCGAAGCCTGTGCAGGTGGGGCCCCGCCCCAGTCATCAGGTCGACTGGCCCCCGTAAGGGGCCCCCCTTCTACCCCTCAAGAACACCCGCATGAACTACTCCCAACACCTTGCTGCGCAACGCTCGACATTGCAGCCCGAAGCCTTATGCCAGGTGATGGCCGTTGTGATGTCTTCCCGCAACTGGAACGACTCGGCGATGCGCCTCCTGCCCGATTGGCGCCTGGTCTACCCCGTCGACCCCCGCATCGGTGAGACGACCCGCTACCTGCCTGAGGCCTGACCGCAGCCGCTATGCCCCCGCCCGGAGGCATGCGAGTGCGATCGTGCACTGAACCCCAGGAGACCTACATGAACACCGCCGTCCTTTCCCGCAGCGTCTCTCGCCGCCTCGCCGCCCAGGTCGATACGCTCGGCGCCCTCAACGCCCAGATCGCCGAACTGCAGGGTCAAGCCGAACTGATCAAGGCCGAGCTGAAGTCGACCGGCCTCGACACGATCGAGGGCGTGGTCTTCAAGTGCGTGATCGCCGTCGTCGAGCAGGCCCGCCTCGACAGCAGCAAGGTCAAGGCCCTGCTGACCCCGGCGCAGATCGCCGCCTGCACCCGCGTGACCGAGAGCGTCCGGCTCACGGTCTTCGACCGCTGACTGGAAAAGAAATGCAACGCTTCTACGCATCGAACAACACCTTCACGTGGCCGAACGGCGCCGTCGGGCACCGCCCCGGCGGGTCCCCCGACTGCCTCGGCCCCTACGCCAAGGTCCGCAACTGCCCGATCGACGGCACCGACCTGCGGCGTGCCTGCTACGCCCAGGGCTACGCAGACACGATGTTCTCGGTGCCTGCCGCGACCCGCTATCGCGGCCGACGCATCAAGGGCTTCTTCACCACTCGCGAAGACGGCATCGTCTTCGTGCCCCTCGACAGCCACCGTCACCTGCTGCCATGAAAAACGTCAAATCCATTGACCCCCCGATCTACAAGGCCCCTCCGCCCGGGGAGGACGAAGATGCGGTGATCGCACGCGCGCTCGCCATCCTCGCGGGCCGGGTCCGCAAGGGCCCGGTCTTCGACTCGCCGAAAACGGTGCAGCAGTTCGCCCAACTGCAGCTTGCCGAGCGGGACCACGAAGTGTTCGCGATCATCTTCGCCGACGCGGGTTACCGGCTGATCAAGTTCGAAGAGATGTTCCGCGGCACGCTCGGGCAGACCTCGGTCTACCCCCGTGAGGTCGTCAAGCGGGCCCTCGAACTCAACGCCGGGGCCGTGATCCTGGTCCACAACCACCCGAGCGGACAGCCCGAGCCATCCCGCGCCGACGAGTTCCTCACGCAGACCCTCAAGGCGGCCCTCGGTCTCGTCGACGTTCGCGTCCTCGATCACATAGTCGTGTCGTGCTCGGGATGCACCAGCTTCGCCGAACGCGGGCTGCTCTGACATGCGCAAACGCCCCGCCACGCTCGCCGCCCTGGCGCGCGAGCGCACTGTCCCGCCCGGGGAGAACGAGCCCAGGGAACTGTGGGTCGCGACGGACACCGCCGGCAGGCGGTTCCTCGCACCGTCCGAATCGGAGGCGCGCCGCCTCCTCACCGACTACAACACCGTGAAAGGAAAGTCATGAGCTTCATGGAACCTGAGGTCACCGAACGTGACCGCCATTGGGAGGTCGAGACGAAGTCGGGTACCTGGTACGTGCCCGGGCACGTGGTCGAGGCGCCCGACTGGATCGCGTCGGGTGGAACCATCGTTGAGCCGTGGCTCAGCAACTTCAAGGACGACCTGAAGGACTACATCGAGCCCCGCTGGGATCAGGTGCAGTCCCTGCGCGTCGTCGTCGGTTACTGCGGGCGCATGCAGGCGCCCGGCTACCTCGACTCGACGGAGTGGATATTCGAACGCACGAAGAAGGGCATCCGCCAGCAGCTCGACAACCTCTTCGGAGACTGAACATGAACGAACCGCTCAACATCGCCAACATCCGCGCACGTCTCGCCGCACTCGATGCGTGGATGGCCTCGCAGAAGCGCAACTGGTACGACCCGGCAGAACTTCCGGCGGGCATCGACACGCCGACGAACGAAGAGCGCGCCGATCTCGAAGTCCACGAATGGCTGACGAACCCGCCTTCGCGCTACTTCGCTTACATAGACGAAGTAGGTATAGGCCAGCTCGTCACCAACTGGACCGGTCGACAGCTCGGTCACATCACTTGGTGCGGACGCAGGTGGCGCAACAACTTCGGCGATCGCCGCGTGAACTTCCGCATGGTCGGTACGAACGGGGTGAACTACGCCGGCACGGCGTACCCCGACAGCGGCACCTACTGCCGCCTGCGGGCCGTCAAGTGAGGCCCCGCGACCTGCTCCTGGCCCTCGCCATCGGCATCAGCCTGGCCTGGGCCTACTCGACCTGGCTCGTCTACCCCTGACCCTGGAGGCCCGCATGTCTTACCGCGTTTTCAAACACAAGCCCTACAAGCGCACCGACTGGGGCTACGCCCCGAATCCGCGCGCTCGCTGCACCACGATCCGCCGTGGCGTCGCAACCGCCAAAGAAGCCCGCGAGATCTGCTCCCGCGGCCCGGCCAACAGGGCCTTCGAAGAGGGCCGCGAGTACCGGCACCTTTCGTTCTACGAGTTCATCCGGGAGTGACCATGTCCGTCCGCACCTACACCCTGATCCTGACCCTCGCCGGCCCCGAGCAGCCGCCGGCACCCACCGCCGTGGCCGCCCGGCTCATCGGCGCCCTGGACTTCGCGTCCTCGCGCGGGGGTCCGTTCCACACCAGCCGCTGGGCCAACGTCTGGATCGACGCCACCGAGGGCGACCGCACGCAGGCCCGCGGCGATCCCCTCTTCGCAGGTGCCAAGGACCTGCACGAACGACTCCGCGAGCCGGCATAGGAGACCACCATGGCACGCTTCACTATCGCCGGGCACGGAGAACCCTACCGGGTACGCGTCGGCTCGATCGTCCACTACGTAGACCGCGTCCCCCTCGACGCGAAGCCCGACATCGTCCGCGAACACGTCACCGACCGCGGCCGAACCAGCCTCCGGCCGTACGTGATCGGCGTGGGTCGGCATTACAAGACCCTCACCGCGGCCGTGGCCGCGCTCGTCAAGGAACGCACATGAGAGCCCTCTTCTACGTCTCCCGCTCCGACTACAACGGTCTGGGTTGGCGAGCTTTTCTCTTTACCACGACGAGCAACACGGAAAGCGTCACCACCGCACTTCACATCTTCAGGATGTTGTTTCAATCCGAATTCGGCAAGCCCCTGGGCGTGCCACTCAGACTGCTCAACTGCAAATTCATCTGCCATACCGGCAACGAAGTCTGGGAGGAACTGGCATGAAGATCAAGACTCAAGACCTGATCGGCTCGGCCTTGGACTGGGCAGTGGGAGAAATCCTGCAGTACGACACTAACTCCCTACTTCCGCAACTTCATAGGGACTCTTTGAGACCCTCCAAAGATTGGAAGCAAGGGGGACCGATCATTGAACGCGAGCACATCTGCCTCGACAAGTTCGACAACTACAACTCCATCGCCTTCCAACGTGAAAGCACATGTCCTACTACTGGGCGCGCTTTCATCATGATAGGACCGACCCCTCTCATCGCAGCCATGCGTTGCTTTGTCGCTAGCAAGCTCGGCGACGAGGTCGATATCCCGGAGGAACTGACATGAGCATGCGCGCCTTGTTCTTCATCACCGTCCACGACGCCCACGCCCGTCGGTGGCGCTGCTTCCTCGTCAGCACGCCGGACGGTCCGCACGACCGGCACGCGGCCGTGCTCGCCGCGTTCGAACGCGAGCACGGCCCCCTCGACGGGCGCAAGGTGCACGCCGAGTTCATCTGCACCACGCCCGAGGATGTCTGGAAAGAGGTCTGACCGTGAAAGCCGCCGTCCCCCTCCTGACCCTCGACGAGTTCCGGGCCCAGTACAGCCGGATCCGGCTCGCCAGGAAGACCGCCAACGCGCTGGCCTTCCTGCTCGTCTACGGCTGGACCTGGCACAAGGCCGGATCCGTCGCCGGGGTCCACCCCTCGACGATCGCCAGAGCGCTGCGCCGGCACCCGCCGCGGCCCCGCTGAGAACCCCTTGAAGCCCCCTCCGTGGGCCGGCCATGCCGGTCTGCGGAGGGGGCTTTCGCGCGTCTGGAGCCGGCCAGTACAGGACCCTTCTGACGCATCAGGGGGTGTTTCCTAACTCTCTATATACGTGTAAGGTACATGTAAGTTTACTACCCCCCTATATAGGGGGGTCTATATACACCCCCCTCCCTCTCTCTTCGCTCCTTATAGTAAACAAGGGTCCAAAGGGTCCAAAGGGTACAGTGCAGAGGGAAAATCGCTGGGCCCTTGGCCGCTCCGTCGACCCATGGAAGGATCGAAAAAAGCCCCCGCGGACCCCTTTTTGCAGTTTTTTTCGTGTAACTTACCTGCAGGTACCCTTGCACGAAGCTTACAAACACATACCCCCCCTCGCATGCAAACGCTTACGCGAACCTTACAAACCTACCCACAGGTGCGCAGAAAAGGCTGCGGTTTTTTGCAAGCAGGGGGCTGACCTGCCGCGGCATGGGGCCACGGCGGGGCGCCGGCCCCATGGCGGCCAAACCTCAGAAGTCGCCTTCCTCGCCTTCCTCGCCGGCCTTGACGGCCTGGATGAAGGGCCCTTCCGGGAGGGCGTGCCAGAGCGACTTGACCTTCCTGCTCGGGTCCCGCTTCTTCTCGAAGCCCAGGCGCCGCAGCACCGCCGCCAGCCGGCGGGTGTGCCCGGCGTGCTGGATGTGCGCTGCCATGCCAAGACACTGGCCGAGCAGCGCAGCCAGGTGCACAGGCTGCTCGCCCCGCCGGATGCCGGCGGGGATCTTCCCGTCCGGGTCCGCCACCGGCGCCAGCAGCCAGGAGAGCGCCTTGGCCTCCCACGGGTCGACGGCCTTGAAGGCCTCGTGCTGTGCAGGAGCCAGCTCCTCAGCGCTTTGCCAGGACACGCCATACTGACGGTAGACCGCCACGCCCTCGGCCCATAGCTGGGCCCGGTCGCGCTCGATCGCCTCCACGTCGACCTTGCCCACGTGGATGGGCAGCCAACGCCTTTCCCCGGTGGAGTCGGCCAGGAAGTCGTCCTCGTTCGTCGTGCCGATGGTCACGAAGCGCCGTGGCAGGCGAGTGGCGAACTCCATGTACTTCGGGGTCCACTCGTCCACCAACCTCGACATCCAACCCTTGATCGCCTCGGCGTCCTTCGTGCGCAGACCCCGCAGCTCCCCGAGCTCGACGACGAGCTTGCCGCGCACGCTGCGCGCCAGATCGGCGTCGCGGTGCGACAGGTCGAGCTCGACGAACGCCTCCGGCCAAGGCGCGATGGCCTCCACCGCACGCGTCTTGCCGACACCCTGGCCGCCCACCAGCACCGGTGTCATGTCCACGCGGCAGCCAGGCGACAGCGCCCGCGCGGCCAGCGCGGTCCACAAGTAGCGACCCACGCCCCGGGCGTACGCGGAGTCCTCGGTGCGCAGGTAGCGCACCATGAACTCGTCGATGCGAGGCACGCCATCCCAGACCAGGCCCTCGACCCACTGCCGCGCCGAGTCAAACGTGTTCTCCCGGGCGACCGCACGGGCTGCCGCCTTGACCATCTCAGGGCCGACGGCACCCTTGAAGCCAAGCTGCTCCAGGTTCACCCGCAGAGTGAAGTAGTCCTCATCCTGCATCGGGCGCAGGCAGTGCCCAAGCACGCCAGGGGCCTCGGTGAACAACGTCGTGTCGGTGAACGCATCGAAGGCCAGCCTGCAGCCGCACTCGCCCGGCCGCCGCAGGGCGAGCAACATGTTGACCGAGGTCTGCTCGATCCGCCCGAGCCGATCCCGGGTATAGTTCGGCCTGCTGATGCCCCCACCCCCGCCAGAGGTGTTGGGTTGATCGGGTCCGCCGGGGTATCCCCCTGGCGGGCCCAGATCTTCGAAGTCCGCCGCGACATGATCGCGGAACCCGTGGCGCTCGGCCGCTCTGAGCAAGACCTCAACCCGCGCGCCGTCGGGCTTGCCGACCTCGATCGAGTTCCAGGTCCGGTCGAAGGCCTCGTCCCCGCCGTTGGCCCAGGACGGATGCGCCCGGCTCCACTCGCGCGCGGTCTCCGGGTCCACGCCGGCTTCCTTGGCCGCGCACAGCAGGGCGAACCACCCGTCGCGATCGAGGCCGCTCTCAGCCCCGTTGGGGATCGCCAGGAGGGCGCTGGCGGCGAGATCGGCGTCGACCCCGCACTCACCCCCTCCCTCTGGTTCCGGCGCCTCCAGGGCCTCTACCGGCGCGGCCACCCGCACCAGGGAGCTCGGCGTCCACTCGTACCCGGCCAGGCCCGCGTGGCGCTCGCCGCCGTAGCCTTCCAGGTCCAGCTCGGCCAGCAGCGGCTCGCTGGCGCCGGCCCCGGGCAGGATGACCATCGACCCGAAGCCGGTCGCCAGCACGTGGTTCTGCTTGGGAAAGACCTCGACCTCGCCGGCTGCCACGCCCCGGGTGCCCGGCTTCAGGCTGCACTCGCGCAGCACCTCGGCCAGCAGCGCCCGCACACTGCGGGCATCTTGCGGCTCGGCCCACACGAGGATCAGGTGGATCCCGCGGCCACCCCGTGATCGCCAGGGGTGCGCCACCAGCCCGCGAGCCGCGAGCGCTTCGATCAACCGCTGGCCGACCTCGACCATCTGCGGCCAATCCACCTCGCCCTTGTGCGAGTCGAGGTCGAGGAGCGCAACCATCGTGGTCGACTCGCCGGCCCGTATGGGGCAGAGCCCGCGCGCCGGGCCGTCGCCCAGATGTACAAGAAGTCGTTCTTGCGTCAACGGCTGCTTCGACCATTGCACTGCGCCTGTCTTCACATTGCGGATCGCACTCGCATCGGTACGCATCTTCGAGGCTAATTCCCAAATGACGTTCAGGGCCTGGGCGGTGTAATCCACGATGTGATTCCCTTTCGTTCAAATGGTGCAGCCAACGTGTAATTCACGCTTCGCTTTAAGGTACGCCTGATGCGCTTCCTCGGGCGTCGCGTGGTACCCGAGATGGCGCTTACGACCATCGACCAGGATCTGCGCTCGCCACCGCCGGCCGGTGGGGCTCGCGCCGAGAAGGCCGGCAGTGTTGTCCCGGCGCGCCTTCCTTTGGTTTTGGTTGTTCAAATGGCGATCCGCTTCTCGCAAATTGCCCCACGCATTGTTCAGTTTGTCGCCGTCCCGGTGGTCGAGTTCGCCCGTGGGCCACGCGCCCGTAGTCAGCAACCACGCAATGCGGTGTGCTTTGTACTTTCGGCCACCAACTGTGACGATCCGATAACCGTAGCGGTCGGCGCAGCCCGCGACGGCGCCCGCGGGCAGCCTGAGCCTGCTGCCGAATCCACCAAACCAAAGGTCAACCCGGTAACGCAACTCGCCGGAAATCGGGTCGTACGCAAGCAAAGCGCGAACTCGTTCGACGAACGCGGCGAGCTCGGCGCCGGCAAGGTCGGCGGAGGGGGCGGGCTCTGAGGGGGAGGGGGTCGGCGAGGCAGGGGCGGGCACGTAGGGACTCCGAAGAAGGAAGCCCCCGGGTCGACAGGCGGCGTGTGAAGCGCCAACCCCGCGACGGAGAACTGCAGGACGCAGCGTCCGCCTGGCCGCCTGTCGGCCCGGAGACTCGAACTCTACTGTGCAAGGTTGGCGGACGCAGCTTACACGCGCCACCCGCGCCCATCAACTGAGCGAACTGCTCGGGTATCGGCAGGTGGACCCGTGCCGCCGGCTCAGCGGGCCTTCCGCTTCTTCGCGGGCTTCGACTTGCCGGCCTTGTCGAGGGCGATCGCGACGGCCTGCTTCTGCGGCCGGCCGCTCTTGACCAGCTCGCGGATGTTGGACGAGACGATCCCTTGCGAGGAGCCTTTCTTCAGGGGCATGGCGACCTCACACGCACGTGGTCGTGCACTGGTTGCCGTAGCAGCAGGTGGTGCAGATCACCACGCGCCCGCCCGGCCCGATGACCGTCTGGGTGACGCAGTAGGCAGCGGCTGCCACGGGCGCCGCGAGCAAGGCGACGGAGAGTGCGAACGCGAACAGTCTCTTCATGGTTCACTCCTTCGGGGTTGCGCGCTTCGCAGCGCGAATGAGAACGAGCTGGGCCTGCGCCCGATCGGCGAGCGGAAGGTCCTCGGTTCGGACCTTGCCCTCCGAGGCCGCCGCCAGGGCGAGCGCCATCCCGAGGGACAGGCGCTTCCGGCCGTGGGCCACGTGATCGAGATACCCGACGCTGGTCTGCAGCACGAGGGCCAAGTCCCGCTTGGCCGCGGCGGGCAGGGCGAGGTAGTAGGTGGGGAAGTCCATGCCGCGCATCCTACCCCCAGGAGTAGCGGCCGGCAAGAGCTTACCCGGGGGTTGACGTGACTTGTAGGAACCACTAAAGTCGCAACGCCTTACAAGGAGCCCACCCCATGTCCCTCGAAGCCGCAGTCGACAACCTCGCCAAGGTCGCAGACGATCTCGTTGACCGCCTCGACGCCATCGCCGAGATCTTGAAATCGGTCCACGCCCTGCAGCGGGACGCTTTCGGCATCGCCCTTCAGCGCGACAAGCTGCATGAGTTTGCAGCGGCCGTGACCACAGCGCCGCCGGCCCCCAACGCAGCGCCGCCGGCCGCCCCGCCGCCGGCCGCCCCGCCGCCGCCGCCGCCGGCCAACCCCGTCGCCCTCGACTATGCCAAGGACGTGCAGCCGGCGCTCCTGCGCCTGGCCGCGAAGAAAGGCCGCCAAGCGCTGGTCGACCTGCTCAAGGCCCACGGCGTCAGCAAGGGTGCTGATCTGCCGGCGGCGAGCTACGCTGCCGTCGTCGTAGCGGCGACCGACCTCACCGAGGCTGCGTCGTGAGCATCCCCAACGGCCACGCCCGGCTCGCGCCGAGCGCCGCGTCGCGCTGGATGCGGTGCCCGGGCTCGGTGCCGTTCGTCGAGAGCCTGAACCTGCCCAGTGACGACAACGAGTTCACCCGCGAGGGCACCGCGGCCCACGAGCTCGGCGAGATCTGCCTCCTGATGGGGGTCGATCCTGACCACCCCGACCTGCCGACGGCGGCCGAGAACGGCGTGCCGTTCACCGACGACATGCGGGAGCACGTGGGCACGTACGTCGACTACGTCCGGCGCGTCTTCGCTGCGCCAGGCTCGCGCGCGGAGGTCGAGCAGAGGGTCGACATGCGGGCCGTAGTTCCTGAGTGCTGGGGCACGGCCGACGTAATCGGCCTAGCTCCCCTTCCTGAGGGCGACACCGAACTGGTCGTCATCGATCTGAAATACGGCCGCGGTGTGCGCGTCAACGCGCAAGGCAATGAGCAGTTGCGTCTCTACGCCGTCGGTGCTTATTTCGCCAGGCTCGGGCACGACATCCAGAAGATCCGCACGACCGTCCACCAGCCCCGCCTCGATCACGTGGACAACGAGGTCCTGACGCCGACCGAACTGGTAGAGTTCTCGAATCTCGCCACGGCGGCTGCTGAGCAGGTGAGGTTGGCGACCGCCGCTCAGAAGCAGGGTCAGAGCCTGCGCCCGTGGCTGCACGCGAGCGACGAGGCCTGCCGCTGGTGCCCGGCGAAGGCCGTCTGCCCCGAGCTGCGGTCGAAGATCGAGGCCGAGGTCGGGGCGGACTTCGACGCCCTGGACCCCCGAGACGCTACCCTGGCCCTGCCCGACGAGCGCACTCCGATCGGCATGCTCGGTCGGCACCTCGCCCTGGTGCCGCTGATCGAGGCCTGGGCCAAGGCCGTCAGGGCCGAGGTCGAGCGCCGACTGCTCGACAGCACGCCAGTGGCCGGCTGGAAGCTGGTCCGTGGCCGGCTGGGCCCGCGCCAGTGGTCCGACGACGAGGCGGTCGCGCAGTACCTGCGCAAGACCGTCCGCCTGCCGATCGACGAGGCCTACGACCTGAAGCTGATCAGCCCGACTTCGGCCGAGAGGCTGTTCAAGGCCGGCAAGCTGGGATCCCGCCAGTGGGAGCGATTGCAGGCCCACGTCACCCGCGTAGAGGGGCAGCCCTCCGTCGCACCCGAGTCCGACGAGCGGGAAGCCTTCGTCGTTGTCAAGCCGTCGGCGGATGACTTCGTCGACGAGTCCCCCTCCACCACCTGAGAACCACATGAAGCTGAAGCTCACCAATGTCCGCCTGTCGTTCCCCGCGCTGTTCGAACCCGAGCAGTACGATGCCAAGAGCAAGCCGCGCTGGAGCGGCACATTCCTGGTGCCCGCCGGCAGCCCGCTGTCCAAGGAGGTCGACAAGGCTCTCCTGGGAGTCGCCACGGCGAAGTGGGGCGCCAAGGGTCCGTTGTTCCTGAAGTCCATCCTCGGCGATCCGAAGGGCTGCTGCTGGCAGGACGGGAACCTCAAGACCTCGGCGGGTTACGAGAACATGTTCGCCCTGACCGCGCACCGCTACGAGAGCGACGGCGCGCCGCTCGTGCTCGACACGAACAAGTCCCCGCTCACGGCCAAGGACGGCCGGCCCTATGCCGGGTGCTACGTCAACGCCACGGTCGACCTCTGGCCGCAGGACAACGCCAACGGGCGCGGCATCCGGGCGCAACTGCTCGGCGTGCAGTTCGTGAAGGACGGCGACGCGTTCGGCGCCAGCAAGCCGCCGGAAGTCGACGACTTCGAGGACTTGAGCGAAGGGAGCGACGCCACCGACCTCGCCTGACCAACCCCGTTTCCTGGGGCCCGCCACTCGCAACCCCGCTGGGGTCCTGAGTGTCTCCTACCCGGCGGCTTCGGCGGGCCTTCTTTTCCCTCCCCCTACCAACCTCTGAAAGTGAACCATGGACAAAGCGAAAGTAAAAGCGAACCAACGCGTGACCTACAAGGCTCGTACGGCAACCGGCGCCGGCAAGGTCACCGAAATCGCCCACGACGCCAACGGCTCGATGTGGGTGACCGTGTTCGACAAGGAGAAAGGCGTCATGTTCAGGCTCAGGCCGAGCCAGATCGAGAAGGTCTGACCCGGACAGCGCCCCATGACCACGCTCTACTACGACAGCGAGACGTTCAGCCGGCTTCCGTTGAGCCGGGGGGTGTACCGCTACGCCGAAGAGGGCGAGGTCATGCTGGTGGCCTGGGCGGTCGACGACGGCCCGGTGGCTGTCTCTGATCTCACAGACCCCGAAGGCAACTTCCGCCTCGGCCAGGAGGAGATCAATCTCAGATACGTTTTGGAAACCGCCGACATCGTCATCGCCCACGGCGCGATGTTCGATCGGACGATGCTGCGCCACACCCGGCCGGGTCTCTGCCCGCCGATCGAGAGGTGGCACTGCACGATGGCGCAGGCCCTCTGCCACGGGCTGCCAGGCTCCCTCGACACGCTCTGCGGGCTGTTCAAGATCCCGCAGGATCTTTCGAAGGACAAACGAGGCAAGGCGCTGATCCGGCTGTTCTGCCAGCCCCGGTCCGACGGCCCCCGTGCCACGCGGCTCACCCACCCCAAGGAGTGGGAGGAGTTCAAGGACTACGCCAAGCAGGACGTGGTGGCGATGCGCGCCCTCCACGCGAAGTTGCCGAGCTGGAACTACAAGGGCGCCGAGCTGGCCCTGTGGCACCTCGACCAGAAGATCAACGACCGCGGCTTCCAGATCGACATGGAGCTGGTCACCGCTGCGATCGAAGCGGTCGAGCGTGAGAAGAAGGCCCTCGCGAAGCGCACGCAGGAGATCACCTCCGACGCCGTCGGCTCGACGACCCAGCGCGACGTGCTGCTGAAGTACGTCCTCGAAGAGCAAGGCGTCGAGTTGCCCGACCTGAAGGTCGACACGGTAGAGCGCCGGCTGGAGGACCCGGAGCTTCCTGATGCGGTGAAGGAACTGCTGCGGATCCGCCTGTCGGCCAGCACCACCAGCACGGCCAAGTACGCCGCGGTCGCCCGCAGCGTGTGCGCTGACGGCCGGCTGCGCGGCACGCTGCAGTTTTCCGGCGCGCAGCGGACCCGCCGCTGGGGTGGTAGGCTGTTCCAGCCGCACAACCAGCCGAGGCTCGATCTGAAGCCCGCGGAGATCAACGCCGGCATCGAAGCGCTCAAGCTCGGCGTTGCCGACATCGTCGTGCCTGATGTCATCCGGCTTGCGAAGAACGCCGTCCGCGGCGTGATCGTCGCGAAGAAGGGCCACAAGCTCGTGGTCGCGGATCTCGCGAACATCGAGGGCCGCCTCGTTGCGTGGCTCGCGAAGCAGGAGTGGAAGCTCCAGGCCTTCAGGGACTACGACGCCGGGATCGGGCCCGACCTCTACAAGCTGGCCTACGCCAGACTGTTCGATCTTCCGATCGAGCAAGTCACCAAAGGGCAGAGGCAGGTCGGCAAGGTGTGCCTTGGCGGGGGCACGCCGGTGCTCACCCCGCGAGGCTGGGTGGAAATCGAGAACGTCGGCTTAGCCGACAAAGTATGGGATGGCGTCGAATGGGTACACCACGAGGGACTTCTCGATCAGGGTGTGCGGCCGGTTGTCAATGTAGCCGGCATCGCAGTAACGCCGGATCATTTGATCAAAACCGGAGCAACTTGGACGCCGGCGCAGCAACTCGCTACGTGCGAAAGCACCCTCTGCCAAGCGCTGGCGACAGGTTCGGAGAACTTACCGTCGTGGGTCTTGAGCGTCGCACCTCGGGCGCATGCCCCGTCCAGATGGTCCGCGTCCAGTGTTCTTGCGGAGTTGCACCACATCTGGTCTACGACTACAACCTCCGCAAAGGCAGCAGCACACGGTGCCCGAAGTGTGCTGCGGCGGCTTCAAGAGCTACTCGTTGGATCAAGCAGTGGCGCGCTTTCGCTGAAGCCATGCCTGACCAGCAACACAGGACCCGTCTTCTCAACCGCCTTGGATCCGCCATCACGCGCTGCCGTTCGTCGAACCACAAGCAGTGGCATGCTTACGGGGGGCGGGGCATTCGCGTGTGTGACGCGTGGATCAACGACCGCGCTGCCTTTCTTCGCCACGTTGCCACGTTGCCCGGCTGGGATGACCCAAGTCTGGAGATGGATCGTACAAATGTGGACGGACATTACGAGCCCGGCAACATCCGTTTCGTTACCAAGAAGCAGAACAATCAGAACCGACGCACCGTGCGGGAGCTGCAGGGGAGGATACACGCTCTCGAAGCAGAGTGCGCAGACCTACGATCTCGCTTGCGCGGGGCCGAGGACGCGCTTTACAGTGCTCTCGAACAGAGGGCCTCTGCTCGTTCATAACTGCGAGCTTATGCTTGGGTACCAGGGAGGAATCGGCGCGTTCATCACGGGTGCGGAGACCTACGGCATCGACCTCGACGACATGGCCGAGCACGCATGGCCTTCGATCCCGGAGGACGTGCGGGCGGAAGCCGCGGACTTCCTGGAGTGGTCGAAGGGCACGAACCGTCCGACCTTTGGCCTCGCCGACAAGACCTTCGTCGTGTGCGACTCGCTCAAGCGCTTGTGGCGCCGGGCGCACGATCGGTTCCCCGACATGTGGAGCGGCCTTGAGTCCTGGGCCAGGTTGGCGGTGCAGAACCCGGGGGAAACTTTTCAAGCTGGGCGGCTCACATGCATTCGGCAAGGCAACTGGCTGCGCATCATCCTGCCTTCCGGCAACGCCCTGTGCTACCCCAGCCCGTCGGTCGACAGCGAGACCGGCAAGCTGTCCTACTGGGGCATCGATCAGTACACCCGCAAGTGGAAGCGCATCACGACATACGGCGGAAAGCTCTGCATTGCTGCAGGCACTCCTGTACTGACCTTTGCCGGGTGGAAGCCCATCGAGAGCGTAACCGCTCACGATCGCGTGTGGGATGGCGTTGAGTGGGTCAGCCAACAAGGCCACGTGCGCAACGGGCGTCAAGAAGTGGTTACGGCCTTTGGTGTACAGATGACATCGGAGCACTTGATCTTGACAGAAGGGGGGTGGCGAAGTGCATCACAGAGCAAGGGACATAAGCGGGCTTCGTGTAGGTTACCTGACGGCGTTGTGCTACCACGGCAGCGACGGGAGGAGGTCTTTGTGGGTAATGCGCTGCGTCTGCGGGGGCCACAAGCTGATGGAGGCGAGCGAAGCCGTAAAGCAACACGACAGGGGCGTCACCGCTTCTTGCGGGTGCAAAAAGCGAGAGACCCTATCACGCAAGAGAACAACGCACGGAATGTCTCGTCACCCGGCTTTCGCGGTGTGGCGCTCAATGCTCGATCGCTGCAGGCTTCCGTCGCATCGTGCCTGGCACAACTACGGGGGACGTGGCATTGCAGTCTGCGATCGCTGGCAAGAGGCGTTCATGAACTTTTGGGAGGACATGGGTCCCTCGTACCGCTCAGGGTTGACTTTGGATCGACAGGACAACAACGGGGGCTACACCCCGGAGAACTGCCGCTGGGCGACGCCCAAGGAGCAAGCAAACAACACCCGCAGATCGCCGAAGTATTCGACCTCGTCAACTGCGGCCCCCGCCATCGTTTCGTGATCCTCGCTGACGGCGAGCCCCTGATCGTCCACAACTGCGAGAACGCCACCCAGTCACTCGCCCGCGACGTGCTCGCGACGGGCATGCTCGCCGCTGACGATGCGGGCTACCCTGTCGTCCTGCACGTCCACGACGAGATCGTCGCCGAGGTACCGGACACGCCCGACTACGGCATCGCCGAGCTGTCGCGCCTGATGTCGATCGTGCCCGACTGGGCCGAGGGCCTGCCGCTCGCAGCCGCCGGCTTCGAGACCGACCGCTACACGAAGGAGTAGGGTTTGCCCTGCTACAACGCGGGCAACCCGGGGCCGATAATGGGCGACATGGACGAACTACTCAACTGTCGCGAGAAGGCGATCCTGATCGGCATCATGCTCGTCAGTGCACTGTTTTCCGCTATCCTGATCGGCTTCGGCATCGGCTTCGTACTCGGGAAGCTCGCAGCATGAGGACCGCGCCCGTCGCCCGCCTGCTCCTGCCGCCAATCGTGCTGCCCGTCTTCGATGACTCCTGGAAGAACAAGTGCGCCACCTGCGTGCACCTTCACATTGGCCCTTCGAGAGTGGAAATGCGCTGCCGCGCAGTCACGATGGAAGACGTGCGCCCGGCGGCGTTCCCCGGACCGAGGTGGAAACATCTCAAGGGCCCCGCGATCGGCGCCTACTGCATCGACGCGCGTGAGGAGGGGAAGCCCTGCGGCCCCAAGGCGCTCTTGTGGAGCCCTTTGCGTGCGTAAGATCCGAGAGTGCGACATCGAGGATTACCTCGTCAGGTGGGTCAAGGCCACCGAAGGCATCGTGCGCAAGGTCACCTGGCAAGGTCACCGCGGCGCACCCGATCGCATGGTCTCGTGGCCTGCGTACAAGGGCGGAGGCTTCCCGGTCTTCGTCGAACTGAAGGCGCCGGGAGAATGGCTCGATCCTCATCAGGAGCATGAGCACGACCTTCTGCGGGCCGCTGGCGTGAGCGTGATCGTGATCGACAGCTTCGAGGGCGTTGACGCCCTGGTGGCGCGGAGGGGGTTGTGACCAACAGGCAAACAGGACGCACGACACAGCAGATGTTGAATGCGCCAGTGGGCGCGGTGTTCGTGTGGTGCAACAGCGATCTGGCGTACCCGAAGGGCCTTGCGCGCGACCTGCAGCGTGATGACTTGGTAGTGCGCCGATTGTCGTGGCTCGAACGCCGCAATGTGATGGGCCGTGACTTTTCGGGCGTGGTTGTGGATCACGCTGCGCAGCCTGACAGCGAAGGGTACGAGGCGCTGGACTACCTGCGCATTCGCGACCTGCTGGTGAACCCGTGAAC